ATATCAATTCTGTAAAGGTAACTCTGCATAATCTTGAGACTGTCGCTAGCAGACAGATTTGGATTGGTGGAAGTGGTTTAGTGCAGGGACAGTCTGTACATATAAACTCTGCCAATATCTTGCAGTTGACTCTTGATCCAGGTGATGCTCTTTACGCTGTAACTACATCTGGGACTTATTCTCTTGGTGTGATTGTGCAGAAGCAGGACTGATGCCTTATTTTATTGAGCAGACTCAGCAGGGTTGGAACACTGTCAAGGATGATGGTGTTATTTTGGGGCAACATAAAACTAAAGCTGAAGCGATTGCGCAGATGGTTGCGGTTAGCCTTGCCGAGAAGATTCCTGTTGGCGGGGAACTGAAGCGCGCTGTTCCTGCTGGTTCTTACTCTCCGCCTGTTGGTGTGCAAGATGCTGCTAAAAGGGCTTTGGCTTGGATTGATGCTGGTTTGGCTGGGTCTGGGTTTACTGCTGTTGGCAGAGCTAGGGCGCAACAGTTGGCTTCGGGTGCTGATGTTTCGGCTGATGTTGTAAACAGAATGATTAGTTTCTTTGCTCGCATGGAAGAGTCAGTAAAGTCTGCTGTTGGGTTTGACCCTAGAGATGAAGGTTATCCTTCACCTGGTCGAGTTGCTTGGGATGCTTGGGGTGGCGATGCAGGTCAGGAATGGGTAAACAGTTTGCCTAGTGAATCTGCTGTTAGAGCAGCAGGGGACAGAATTGGTATCTCAGATTTTGACGATACGCTTTATGTTTCTGGTGGTTTGAATCAGGCTGTCTATTCATATATTGAAGCGCAGGATGTTGATTTGGTTGTTGTTACTGGCAGACATGAATCGAATCGTGAAGAGACTACTGCTTTATTGAATAAACTTGGAGTAGATTATTTAGATTTGATTATGCAGCCAGATAATCAAAATGATAGTGCCGCCTATAAGGGTGCTGTTGCTGAAAAGTTTTTGGCTGATGGATTGGATGTGGTTTTTGTGGTTGAAAATAATGCTGAAGCTCGTGCTGCCTATAAGGATGCGGGTGTGAGTGTTGTTGTTAATCCTGCGGATTTACCTGAATCAAGTGAGGAAAGAGACATGGGAGAATATACGATGACTGAGTTGCATGATAAGGTTTACAGTTTGAAGGATGATGCTTTAGAAACAATCGCTAAACTTGCTGAAACTGTCTATCAGCTTTGTGAAATTGTTGACTCTATGAGTGAGCCTGCTCTTGTTGTTGAGCCTATGGATATGCCTGCCGAGATGATGGTTGAAGAAGATAGTGTTCGTTTTGTTGAGCCTTCTAAGGTTGCTGAATTGCATGAGCGCGGTGAGCGTGTAACTAAGGGCATTGAACAGCGTGTTGCTTTTCAGGATTTAGAGATTCGCCAGGATGGTGATGGCATGACCTTGCGCGGTTATGCAGCAGTATTTAATTCACCTTCTCAGCCTTTGCCTTTTATTGAGACTATTGAGCGCGGTGCTTTTAGGGATTCTTTGAACTCTCGTAATGACATCAAACTTCTTTGGAATCACGACACAAGTATTGTTTTGGGTTCTACTCGTGCAGGTACTCTAAAGCTTGCTGAAGATGAGCGTGGCCTTTATGTTGAAGCCAATTTGCCTGACACTCAAGCTGGCCGAGACGCGGTTATTAGTATTCAGCGCGGAGATGTAACTGGTTTCAGTTTCGGCTTCAGGGTTGCTGCTGGTGGCGATACTTGGATCAATGCTAATGAGCGTGTTCTAAAGCGCGTGAACATCCATGAAGTTTCTGTTGGTGTTGCTTTCCCTGCTTATCTAGGAACTGAAGGGACAGCCAATGTTAGATCTGTTACTGATTTGACTGGAAAGATTGCTCGCCTAGCGGAGATTCGTGGAGTGTCTGCTGAAGAGTTGACTGATGCTCTTTTAGCTCTTGAAGCCGGTGATGAGTTGACTGCTCGCCAGGGTGAACTTTTGACTGACACTCTTGGCAAGGTTCTAAAGCAAGATCCTGAAGTTACTAACCCTAACGCGATTTTGGACTTGAAGAAGAAAGAGCTTGATTTACTAATGAAACGCGTATAATTTAAGTATTGCCCTTGCGTGGTGTTGGTTGGCAATAAATAAAGAAACCTAACTTTCTTTTCCCCCTGATTTGTCCCAGGGGGTTTTCTTTTATGTGAATGTATATATTTGGGGTATAGACTTTATTTATCAGGTGTGTTTATCCCCTGAGTTTCTGGCTGAGTGTACTCGCCTAATCCCCCTAAAAACTATGTTCTTGAAAGGAACAAACCTAATGAGCGATTTTATTGCTAAGCAGGTTGATGCTAAGGCTAAGGCTTGGCACGAAGCTAAGGAACTGATTGATTCAGTTGAAGCTCGTGGCGGCGTTTGGTCTGGTGAAGATGAGGCTAAGTACGCTTCTCTAACCGCAGACATCAACAAGAGAAATGAACTAATCGAACTTGAACAGCGTGAAGCAAAGACTTCTGAAGCGATTGCAAAGGCTTCTGTTGACTTTGGTACTGCTGCTATGCCAAATGGCGATGCAGATATTCTTCGCAAGATGGCAACAGGCGAAGTTCGTAGCCACGAATTTAAGTTCGAGCAGAGAGCAATCACTGGTTCTTCAACTGGAGCTCCAGTGCCTACTTCTTTTGCAAACTTTATTGTTGAAGTTGCAAGACTTGTAAACCCATTGCTTGAGTACGCAACTGTTATCAACACAACTGGTGGCGAAAACTTGCAGATTCCATCACAGGCTGGATTCTCAACTGCAACAATCGTTTCCCAAGGCGGAACAATTGCAGGATCAGACCCGACATTCAACGCCTTTACTACCCTTTCGGCATACAAGTTCAGCACTTTGAGCCAGTTGTCTAGGGAACTAATCGCGGACAGTGGCGTTGATGTTATCTCGTTCCTTGCCGGCCAGTTTGGTAACAGCCTAGGTTACGCAATCGCCGACAAGATTGTTAACGGAACTGGAACTGTTGAGCCTACTGGTTTCCTACCTGTTGCAGGTACGGGGGTCACGGGCAGCACTGGGGTCACTGGGGCTTTCACTGGGGATCAAGTCATTGATTTGATTTACAGCCTTGATGGTTCACTTCGCAACCGCCCTTCATTCGCAATGCTTGCAAACGCTACTTCTATTGCAGCTTTACGCAAGTTGAAGGACACCGCAGGTAACTACCTATTCCAGGTTGGCGATTCAAAGGATCGCAGAGACCTTGTTCTAGGTGTCCCAGTTATTGAAGTTCCTGCTATGCCTTCTGCTGGTACTGGCGTTAACTCTCTTGCTGTTGGAGATCTAAAGTCTCTATACATCAGAAACGCTGGCGGTATTCAGGTTGACAGAAGCGATGACTACGCTTTTGCTAACGACTTGGCTACTTGGAGAGCAACTTGGCGTTTGGACTCAGCACTTGTGCAGAAAGCAAACATCAAGAAGTTCAAGGGTGGAGCTAGCTAAGCCCTTTTCTCCCCGAAAAGCCCCTCAAACTCAAAAGGTTTGGGGGGTTTTTCTTATAGAGTATTTGCATGACAACTAAAGCCGCTATTGCCTGGTATTCAAACTCTCTTAATCAGCCGACTGGTTATGGTACTCAATCTAAGCAGGTCATTGAACGACTTGTTAGGGATGGCCATAAGGTTGCGATGCTTTCTAATTATGGTGGTGAAGGTGTCAATAGCCTGATTGAGACTGGTGCGGGTTTGATTCCGCATTACAGCAGGGGAATGAATCAGTATTCGACTGATGTTATGCCTTTGCATTATGCGCATTGGAAGGCTGAGAATCCTAAACTGCCTTCTTGGTTGTTGACTCTTTATGATGTTTGGGTTTTCGATAACCCTGCGCTTGATGCTATTCCTATTGCTTCTTGGACTCCGATAGATCATCAGCCTGCCCCTGAGAATGTTTTGAAGTGGCTTAGGAAGCCTAATGTTACGCCTATTGCGATGAGTGTTTTTGGTAAGAACATGATTGAGCAGGCAGGTATTGAATCTGAGTATATTCCGCATGCGATTGATACTAAAGTTTTTAAGCCGACTAAGGATTTGCCTGAAGGTATTTCTGGGCGTGAGTTTGTTGGCGGTGAAAATAACTTTGTTGTTGGAATGAACTTTGCTAACAAGGCAGGTGGTTTTATCCATCGTAAAGCTGTTGCCGAGAACTTTCTTGCTTTCGGTATCTTTGCTCAAAAGCATGATGATGTTGTTTTGTATTTGCATACTGAGCCTTATGGTAAGCAGTCAGGTTTTGTGTTGCCTAACATTCTTGCTGCTTGTGGTGTCCCTGCCGAGAAGGTCAAGTTCGTCGATTTGATAGCCTACCAGTACGGAATATCTCAGGAGACTTTGGCTGCGATCTATTCGGCTTGGGATGTTGGCTTGTTTACTAATTATGGGGAAGGGTTTGGAGTTCCGCAGATAGAAGCGCAGGCTTGCGGTGTGCCTATTATCACAAGCAACTTTGCTGCTTCGGCTGAGCTTGCTTCGCCTGATAGTTTCCTAATCAATGGTCAGCCTTTATGGGATGCCGGTCAACATACTTGGTTCAATGTTCCTAATGTGCAGGCTATTGCTGATGCGCTTGAGCAGGCTTACCAGCGGGGCAGACAAGAGTTCCCTGACACTTTGGCTTTTGCTCAACAGTATGATGCAGACAAGATTTACCAGGAGAAGTGGAAGCCACTTATCAAGAAGTTATCTGAGAAGTGATCCCTGTTTTAGGTTTCTTGACTTATTCAAGATTTGACATGGCTGACCGCCTGCTTGCTTCTATTGATTACCCTGTTGAGAATCTTGTTATTGTGGACAATTCGGGAAGGCGTGAGTATCAGCCTGTAAAGCCTGAGCTTGTAAAGAACTTGTGGTTTATTCAGTTGCCTTATGGTTTGGGTTATGGCGGGGGTTTGAACTTGATTGTGAAGAGTACGCCTTTTGCGCCTTACTGGGTTTTGGTGAATGATGATTCTGTTTTTGAGCCTGGTGCGCTGGAGAAGATTGCTCTAAAGGTTGATACTCAGGCCATCAACTTCTTGAGTATTTATCCGAAATGGTCTGGGTTTGTTTTGGGTGAAGGTGCAGTTTTGAAGGCTGGTTTGTTTGATGAGCGTTTTCACCCTATCTATTTTGAGGATAATGATTATGAGCGCAGGCTTGAGCAGGCTGGGGTTAAGGCTCACTTTATTCATGCTGCGCTGAGACATGACAATTCCAGCACTTTAAACTCTGGCTTTCAAACTAATAATGATTTGACTTTTCAGCGTAATCATAAGCTCTTTGAGAAGAAGGTTGCTGAGCAGGATTACAGTGAAGGTGACTGGAGTTTGCAGATTAGAAGGGCTAACAGTTGGGAAAAGTAGTTTATACAGGGGGAACTTTTGACTTGTTCCATTCGGCTCATGTACGCTTCCTGAAGGCTTGTAGAAGGCTTGCAGGCGATGATGGCAAGATTGTTGTGGCTTTGAACACTGATGCCTTTATTCAGGCGTATAAGGGCAAACCGCCTATTATGAGTTTTGCTGAGCGTAAAGAAGTTTTACTGGGTTGCAAGTATGTGGATGCGGTTATTTCTAATATTGGCGGGGCAGACTCCAAACCTAGTATCGAACAGGTTATGCCTGACTTTATTGTTATTGGCGATGACTGGGCGAGAAAAGATTATTACGCTCAAATGCAGTTCTCTAGGGAATGGTTAGATCAGTTAGAGATTCAGCTTGTTTATGTCCCTTATACTCCTGGCATTAGTACTACTGATTTGAAAGCCCGCATTACTGCTGGCAAGGTAAACTAATAAGGACTTTAGGAGTTTATTTTGGCAGTTACTAACGGCTATTGCACTCTTGCGGATGTGAAGGCAGCGCTTCGCATCACTGATTCTGTTGATGACACTTTGATTGAGCAAAGCATTAACTCGGCTTCTCGCATGATTGACCAATACTGCAACCGGTTCTTTTATTCAACTGGTGCAGGTGTTGTCCGCTATTTTCAGGCGAATGATGGTTTTATGTGTTGGATTGATGATTTACAAACATTGACTGAGCTAAAGACTTCTTCAACTGATCCGCTAATTTTTGATACAACTTGGCAGAGTGGCGATTATCAGCTTCTTCCACCTAATCAACTGGCTAATGGAGCGTATTCACCTTATACAGCGATAACCGCGACCGATAACTATTTATTCCCTGTTTGGGCAGATATTGCTTTAGTGAAAGTAACTGGAACTTGGGGCTGGTCAAGTGTTCCTGAGCCGATAAAGTTTGCTTGCATTATCCAGGCTTCAAGATTGTTCAAGCGCTTAGAGTCTCCGCTGGGTGTTGCCGGTGTTTCTGACATGGGTATTATGCGTGTTGGTTACAGCATTGATGGCGATGTTGCGCAACTAATCAATCCGTTTAGGCTGCTTAGAACAGGCGCATAATGGCTATCAGCAACCTTAGAACAGGGTTAAAAAATAACCTAGCAACTATTTCAGGGCTAAGAGTTGTTGAGACTTTGCCTGATGTGGTCAACCCGCCTATGGCCATGATTGGTATTGAGCGAGTCCAATACAACAAGCAAAACAATCGCTCTATGGCCGAATATACTTTCAAGGTTACAGTCGTTTTGGGGCGTGTTTCTGAACGCTCAGCTCAGCAGGCGATGGATGTCTATATTGCTCCTGGTAGCGGTTCTATCAAGTATGCGATTGAATCAGATCGCACTCTTGGCGGTTATGCTTTCGATGTGTTTGTTGCTGAAACAAGTGCAATCGGGGCAGTTAGTATAAATGCATTAGACTATTACAGTGCCGAGTTTTCGGTTCAAGTATTCGCAAGTTAAGGATAAATAATGGCAATCTTTGTCGCAACAGACTTCAGCGTTAGCATCAATGGTTCTACTGCTTTGGCTTCATACCTGACACAGGTTGAGCTAAAGACTTCTGCTAATGACATTACAACTACTGCTTTTGGTAGCACTTGGGTTACTCGTGTTGCTGGTCTAAAAGAAGGTTCTTTGACTCTTCAGTTTAATCAGGATTATGCTGTTTCAACTGTTGATGCAACTCTTTGGCCGCTTCTTGGAACTAACGCGACTGTCGTTATCAAGCCAACAAGCTCAGCGGTTTCAAGTGCAAACCCTGCCTATACTGCTATCTGCTTGGTTACTGATCTAACTCCTGTTTCAGGTCAGATTGGTGATTTGTCTACCTTCTCAGTTACTTGGCCTACAACTGGAACAGCCACACGCGCAGTAGCCTAATTTTTAGGCTAGAGTGATTGCATGAATGAAATAACTCTTACAATCACTTTCGTTGATGGAACAAGTTTAGAAGTCAACACTTCGGCTGGCGATGTCGTTAAATGGGAAGCCTATTTTGATTTAGGCATTGACAAGCTTGAAAAGGCAACTCACCTTCTTTACCTTGCATGGTTGGCTGTTAAGCGACTAAAGAAAACTGGCGAAGAGTTCGACAATTGGGTTGACCTTGTTTCGACTGTTGGGGTTTCTGACCCAAAAGCCTAAAGCCTTTAGGTGTTGACTCTTTCCATTGGATGATTGCCAATCTTGCTGTTGCAACAGGTATCGCCCCTAGTGTTCTAA